AATAAATTACCTAATACAGAGATAACTTTTATAGCAAGTCATTTATTGCAGCAATGTAATAAATTAAATAAATCAGTTTACGATTTAGAAATAATATAAATGAAACAAACAGGGGAGGGCAACCTCCCCATAAAACTTGAAACAATGAAACGAAAAATCGAAAACTTTATTTTTGACACAATTATATATGTTGCTGCATTTGGATTGGTATGCACATTTTGCCAACTATGCGCTCACGCTGATAAATGGATGGGGTTATGAAAAACAAGGAAACAAAAATCAACAAGGGATTGTTGGGGTGGCTTTTCTTTTTAGTTGGCATCCGCACAATTTATCTTTTCAATGATTTATTCACAGGCATTTTCACAATGCTCATTGGATTCACAATGATGCTCACAAAAAAAGAATCATGAAACATTTGAGCGCAGATTATAAAAGATACTTGCAACTGTTGGATGCAAAGGAATTCACCCGATTGCCATTGTCAAGGCAATTGATGGTACTCAAGGAATTGAATGAACTTGAGAAAAAAATTGCACGTGAATCGTGTGATGAGTAGATTAGTTTTGTTTTATTATTGTTAGATTGAAAAGGGGTTTCCAATTGGTTTCCCCTTTTTTTTGTACTTTTATTTTGTGGATGCTAATCAACGGGGTTGCTTTGCTGAATATAAGTTTGGCACAATAGCAATGGAAAATGGATTCAATGTTTCAATGCCTTTGCTTGATGCATCACCTTATGATGCCATAATCGAAAAGGATGGCAAAGTGTTCAAAATACAAATCAAATCGGTTTCCGCTGATCGTAAAAAAGGAAAAAACAACATTCATATTTCACTCACACGTACTGGAAAGGGTTATCCAAAAAAGTACGTTGATTATTTTGCCATCTATTTTGTTGAATATGATGGCTTTTTTATTATTAAGAATAAAGAACAAAAAGCAATTCGATTAGGCATTGATGGTATTTACAAAAAAAATTTCCGTAACTTCGCATCAATTCTTTAACGAGTTTTTTTTCTGTTTCAACTTAAAAGGAGGCGCAATCAATGTGCCTCTTTTTTTTTAACTTTACACAAATTAAAAGCAATGAGGCAAATCAAAATAAATTCCACAACTGGAAATGAAATTATCACCATTCAGGATGTGAAGGATTATGCACGTATTGATACATCAGCGGATGACACACTTATCGGGTTGATGATTGAAACAGCACGTGTATGGTGCGAAAATTATATTTCAAGGGATATTGTGCCAAAAAATCGTACATACTATGTGGATACAACAGAAACTGGATTGATTGATATTCCCTTTGCTCCAGTGGCATCGATTGAATCAGTTACAATCAATGATATTGCTGCAACGTACACAATACTTGGATTGGATAATGAAACCATCGAATTGGATGGCGGTGCTGCGGAAAAGGTGAAAATCACATACATCACAAGTGGCATCAACAATGCGCTTATGAAACAAGCAATGCTCCAAACAATTTCAACGTATTATGACAATCGTGCAGATTTTGTTCAAGGTGCAAATGTGCATTTGATTCCAACTGATGCCAAAACAATACTCACATCTTACAAATCAATGTTTGTGTAATGGATGCGGGGCGGTTAAATAAAAGGGTGAAGATACTGCGATTGACAAAAACCGCAGATGGATTTGGTGGCTTTACAAGTTCCGAAACCATTGTTCACACATTTTGGTGTTCATACAAGGAAAATTCAGGCGAAATAACGCAGGAAAACGGAATTCGGGAGCAACGCACCGCAATTGAAATAATAATGCGGGAAAAGGCAGCAAATCAAATCCTTTTGAGTGATGTATTGGAACTTGAATCATCGGGTGAAAAATATCGCATCAATGACAAGTTTGATTCCACGATTGATCAGTACACAACAATCAAAGCGGTTACGATATGAAAGCGGGTGTGAAAATCAATCAATCGGATTTGGCAAAGTTGAATAAAAAACTTGCACAATTACAAAAGTTTTCAAAACAGGAACTTTCAAGTGAAATTGGAAGGGGTGCAATGGAAATTGTTGGCAGGGCAAAACAATCCGCAGCCAAAGACACTGGAGCATTGCGCCAAAGCATCAATTCGGAGGCATCTGGAAAAGGTGTTGCGATTGTTGCTGATATTGATTATGCGCCTTATATTGAGTTCGGAACGGGATCACAAGTGAGTTTGGCGGATATGAAAGAACTTGGCATCCCTGATGCGTATGCAGCACAATTCAAAGGAAAGGGAATTCGTGAGGTTAATTTACCTGCACGACCATTTTTCTTTTCATCCGCAAGAGTTGGTTTCAATAATATGCTCAAACGAGTGGACAAAAAACTTAAAAAATTATTATGAAAGAAGTGATTCACCGCATAAGAAAAGCCATCATTGACCGTTTAACAAACGAAGTTTCATTGCGTGGCAATATCGTGCCAATTTATGGCAGAGTGCCATCAGATGCAACGTATCCATTTGTACGGGTTTATTCCCTTACAAACAATGAAGTTGATCAAAATCAAACAACATTCAATTCCGAAGTGATTACAAGGATTGAAGTGGTCACAAGATTTGAATCGGACAATGGTGGGGAACTTGATTGCAACCTAATTGTTGATGAATGTTTATCTTTGTTGCGCACACGATCTGCAAACTATTTTGATTTAAGCGCACAAGGATTCAATGTGTACACATCACAAAATGAGGGCATTCAGTATATTGAGCAAGATTTGAGTGATCACACATATTTCAGGGCAATCATTGAACTTTCCAATCGTGTGGAACAAATTCCTCCATCGGGTGGATTACAAAACGAATTACAAATTGAATTACAATCATAATGGCAAAAATCACTTTTACAAATAAAACGGATAATCAAACATCAGCATTGGCGGAAATTTACAAGGTTACCGCAGCCAATGTGAATGAAATCAAAACAAGTACAAATGCGCTATATGATACACTTGGCGGGTTTGCCTTTTATGAGGATACTGCAACAACTGCAACTCCCATCAATTTAACACAAGATGCTTGGGAGGATTTAACAAACAACAAGGCGGGATCGGGTACGCTTACAACACACAAGCCAACATACATCGCTGGTGATTTGTGGGATTCAGCAACCAACACAATTGATTTGAGTGAAGTGCCAGTTGGAAAAGTTTTATTGATTCGCAATGATTATGATATCACAACAGGTGCTGCAAATACACGAATGGATTCAAGATTGTATTTTCCAGATACAACAAAAAGCGTTGAATTTGCTCACGATTTGATTGCAACATCTGGGGATGAGGTGCGTTATTCACGCACAACTCAATTCTTTGTAACAAGCGCAATCAAAACAAGCGGTGTGAAAATACAAGTGAAAGTTGATAAGAATGGAGCAACCGCAAGGGTTGAGGATTTTCAAATCACAATTTTAAGTTTTTAATGAAGCATTTTAAAATTAGCGAATTTGATTCACCTGATGAAATTGGGAGCGGTGAGCGTATGAATGATGATGTGTTGAAAATGATTGATCAGGCACGTGAATTGTTTGGCAAACCAATACGCATCAATTCAGGAGTACGCACAAAAAAAAGGAATGAAATGGTTGGGGGAACAAAATCATCAAGCCATTTGAAAGGTTACGCAATTGATGTGAGTTGCGACAATTCAGCGGATCGATTTCGTTTGATTGAAGTTTTGATGCTTGTTGGTTTTAATAGATTAGGGATTGCCAAAACGTTTATTCACGTTGATAATGATCCCGATAAAAGTAAAAATGTTATTTGGGTGTACTAATGAAAACACTGTTTGCAAAATTATTGGGATTGAATAATGGTGGCAAATCATCACTCGGTGAATTTGCAAAGGATTTGCGTGAAGCAATCAAAGGCAAGGAAATTGATCCCGATAAAATGATGGAACTTGTAAAGGTGCAAAGTGAAATTAACAAAATGGAGGCACAACATCGGAACATATTTGTTGCGGGTTGGCGTCCATTCATTGGTTGGATTTGTGGGATTGCACTTGCTTACAACTTCATCATTCGTGATTTAATTGCGTGGGTTTCACCTGATGTGATGCCTCCTGCAATTCAGATGGATCAACTAATCACCATACTATTGGGGATGCTTGGTTTGGGTGGATTGCGTACCTTTGAAAAAATAAAAGATAAAACGAAATAAATGGGAGTAAAAGATACTGCAAATTTAGCGATGATTCCCGCAGCGTATGCGGAGGACAAAGTTTATTCCGTTGTGCCATCCGATGGTGATGGGGATTTCACATTCACACGAAGTGGATCAGGCACACGCATCAACAAGGGCGGATACATTGAAACAATGGCGGAAAACGTGCCTCGTTTGAATTATCGTTTAGATGCTGATGGAAACCCAACTGGATGCCCTGAATTACTTTTGGAGGAATCAAGGCAAAACAAAGTGTTTCCAAATAACTCATTAACGGGGTATTCAACAATTGGTGTATCAACTACAAACAATGATACTATTGCTCCAAACGGAACAAATGAGGGCGCAAAAGTACAGGCAACCACATCAGGAACTGCGGTTGTTTTCAAAGGATTTACGGGAACATCAGGTGTTACGCACAATATTTCTGCATTCATAAAGGCAGGAACATACGATCAAGTTAGATTGCAAGAAGGTTTTTCAGCATCAAATATAGATGTAAATTTATCAAATGGCAATATAATAGCAAACTCAAATTCATCAAACTTAAATGTTGAAAAATACCCAAATGATTGGTATCGAGTTTCTTTTGATTTCACATCATCAGGAACAAATCTGCAGTTTGCTTTGTATTTCAATGGAAGTTATTCATCAGGTGAAAATATCTATCTATATGGTGGACAAATTGAACAAGGAAGTGGAGCAACAAGTTTAATCAACACAACAACGAGTGCGATTACACGCAACAAGGATTCCGCATACAATCAACCATTCGGGGATTTAGCAAGTGATTATCCTATCACTGTTTATTGGAAAGGGCGCATCACAAACTACAATGCAGGTGGGTTTGCTTTTAGTGTTTATGATAATGGATCGAATATAAGGTATTTGGGTTTGGCATGGAATTCAACTTCAAATTTTTACTTATATAGGCGCAGCACAAACAATGATGCAGATTTGGTTTCTTATACAACACAAGTTGGTGATGTTAAAAAAATAGCGGTTAAATTCACAAGCAACACAACCGCAAAGGTGTACATTGATGGGATTGAAGTTTACAACCTTTCATCAGGATTGGATGTTGATTGGGATTTTGATTCTGTTTTAATTGGGCAACAAAGAGTGGTTTCAGATGGTGGAAAACGCATTCCTGCTGATGAATTATTCGTGTGGAACAAGGCACTCACCGATGCGGAAATGGTTGAAATAACAACTCCATAAAACAATAAATAAAATGAGCCATATATTTAAAAAATATGAATTTCCTGATGAAGCAACTGCGGATTCATTGATTGATGCATTGCCATCACAATATGATGAGGAATTGGATGAAACACATCCTGATCACAAGCACGTGATTGTGAAATTATATCATCCAATCGTGGAGCAACCAGTTTATGATGATGAGGGCAATATCGAAACCGATGCGGTATTGGCGGAAAACTTTTCCGTTGATGTACTTTGGCAAGGTATTGAAGCGCAACCAGATGATTGGGAGCAATACGAAATCACATTGAGTGACAATGGAGTTCATTCCTTTTTTGGGATTGATTATATATAAAAAAAATGGGAGTTATCAATGGTACAAATTTTCTTTTGTACAAGAGTGATATCGATCCAAAGGTTGCCCAATTTCAAGGGCGGGTTTTGAATGATGGTGGCACTCTTGAATCATTGAATTGTGTGCGTGATGCGTTTGAGGATGAAAAAATTGTACTTGGGCATTCCACATCAACAACGGTTTCATTGAGCGTTGATTTGCCCGAATCCACCTCAAAGGATTCCAATGGTTTTCGTGAAGTGATTGCAGGTGTGCGATCAGGTGAAATTGCAGTTGATGGTTTGGTTGATTATGGTGATACATTAAATTTCAACGAATTGGCAACAATGATGCTCACAAAACAAAAGGCGGAATTCTATTTTGAGGATTCCACAAGTTCATTGTATATTTTTAATGGTGAGGGATATATTGAATCCGTTGAGCAAATTGCAGAAATGGAAAACTCGGTTTCATATTCAGTTGGAATTTCACTCACTGGATTGATGACATTGAATTAAAAAAATATAGTATATTTGTATAGAATTAAAAAATTAAAAAGCTATGCCAACAACGGGTGTATTTAACGGAACAAACCTTTTGCTTTCAGTAGAAGGAACAAATCTTGGGCATACAACATCTTGCTCATTAACATTATCAACTGATTTGCCAGAGGCAACAACAAAAGATTCAAGCGGATTTCAAGAGGTTATCGCAGGTGTGATGAGCGGTGAAGTTTCATTTGATGGATTAGTCACTTATGATGACACATCAAACGTTACTGAATTAGCTGATTTCCTTTTGGCACGTACACAATTGACTGTTGTATTCGGAACTGAAACAACAGGTGATCGTATTTTCACTGCAGAGGGTTTCCTTTCATCACTTGAGCAAAGTGCGGAAATGGAATCACCAGTTTCTTATTCAGGATCAATCACATTGACTGGGCAAATTGCTGCATCAGACGGATAAAATATTATAAATTGAGCGCAATTTGAGGGGATTGCGCTTTTTATTTTTTTACTATGGCAAACAAACAACGGGGATATTACTCCATTAAACTTGGCGGGAAAATGCGCAAGTTGCATTTTTCAATGAACTTTTGGGCAAACTTCACTGATACATTGGGCATTTCGCTTGATAAGATTGGTGATATATTTGGTGAGGGAATTTCACTTGGCACAATTCGTTCACTTATTTATTCCGCAATCCTTGCAAATGATCAAGAGGAGGGAAATGAAATTGACTACAATGAATTTAAAGTTGGAATGTGGCTTGAGGATTTACAAGCGGAAAAACTTGAGGACATTGTGAATGCAATGATGGAATCCAGAGTGCTTGGCAATGATTTGAATCAAGGTGTGAAGCGCAATGTTGTGAAATCAACAGAAAAAAAAACGAAACCTTAACTCCCGAAAAACTCACTTGGGATGATTTGATGGATTATTTCATCGGTCAAGTAGGGATTGATCCTGATAAATTTTGGAAACACACTTGGAAGGAAAATCACCTTTTGGGTGAATCATATTACATTGCCAACAATAAGGAGTGGGAACGCATCCGATATTTGGCAGCAATGGTGTACAATGTGAATGCTCAAAAACGTTCACAAATGATTGATCCTGAAAAGTTGTTTTCATTGCCTCAAGATATATATGCCAAAATGGAAAAGAATCGACCAAAATCCACAAAGGACAAATACAATTCATTTTTAGACAAAGTCAAATCAGCGACATTTGATAAAAAATTAAAGATGTAGGATTTTTGTATTTTTACATCTAAATTCTACGGATGGCAAATAATCAATTGAAAGTTACTTTATTGGGTGATGCATCGAAACTGAATGCAACACTCAAAACCGCATCAGGGCGGTTGAAATCATTTGGTAAAAGCACAACCGCAGTTGGCAAATCACTTCAAACAAGATTAGCATTGCCATTGGCATTGGCGGGTGGTGCTGCAATCAAAATGGCAACGGATTTCGATAAGTCAATGACAAAGGTCAAATCGCTTGTGGGAATTGCAGGTGATGAGGTTGATCGTATGGGTGCAACAGCCAAAACAATGGCAAAGGAATTTGGTGTTTCATCATCAAAGGCAGCTGAAGCATT